CAGCAGACCCTTCTACCATTTTTGCTTCAGTAACTGCCCAAAAATAGCCATATTCTTTGGCTACATCTTTATTTGCAACAAATCCTATATATTTATCCCAATTTTCTTTATATTCTTTATCGTATTTGTCATCACTATTGATACATAAAAATAGATTTACATATTTCATTCCGACTGAATGGTTATCTACATACCCTTTTTTATATTGCTCAAACATATATGAGCTTTCTTCTTCTTTAATAGTAGCATCAAATATTAACGCTTCTGTTTTTCCTTCAAAATCATAACCCAATGTTTTCCAATCCATTTTTTTAGTAGTCGCAACCACATTTCTTGAAATAACATTATCAAAAGTTGCTTTATGTTCTCTTAACAGTTTTACTTTTTTGTTTTCTGCTATTGATTTTTTCCAAAGTCCATCTATATGGCAGTCCATATGCGAATCAATAAGATTGGTTGTATTTATAACAACTTTTACTTGAATTTCGTCTTTTGACAGTTCAGTTGATGGCGTTTCAGCCTTATATGCTAAATCTTTTTCAGAATACACCACATTTATAAAATCAACCGCATCGGCGTGTTTTATTTCTTCTTTCTTTTGAGCTTTTAACTTATCGTGGTTATTCCTAAGATACTCAAAAAGCTCTTGTTTAGAAGAAAATTCAAGTTCTTTCATTTTTTTACGATTTTATTTGATTTAACTATCTTATCTTTTTCAGCCTTGATAGTTTTAATTTCTTCTTTTGTCATATCAAATTAGCATTTTCTAATATTGTTCGGTATTCTTCTCTTGTCATTACCGGCTTTCCATCCACCAACATCGAGCTTAAAGAACTTAATCCTTGTGCCATAGTTTGAATAGCGGTGGCTTGTTGTTGTTGTGCTTCTTTATAGAAGTCTAAGTGGCTATAATCGCCTGTAATTGTAAAATCAACGCCAATAGCACCTACCATTATAAGCCATTCGGCTGCGTAAAATTCAAAAGACGGCAGAGCAGACTGTGTGTAAAGTTTCCGTATAGCCTCTGTGTAAAGTTTATAGCGGGCGGCATCTGTTCCCATTAGTTCAGGTGGATAGCCGTAAGCGTTACATATTGACTTCTTGGCTAAAATGGCATTATTTACCATATCCATCTCTGTTATAGGTGCAGTCAACCGTGAAACAGTGCCTTTCCCACTTAATACAGCATCTTTATCTTGAGCCTTTCTGTATCCGAATTTATATTTTAATCTTTCGTAAAGTGATTTCTTTTCTGTTTCTACCATCGTAGATGTAAAAGAATTTATTCCCTCATTACCTAAGAAAATAATGTTTCTTGCCCCACCTTCTGAATAAAGTCCACATAATACTTCCCAAAGCGTTACATAGGTAGATATTTGGTCGCTTAAAGATGCTAATCGTGAACCACCATAGGTAGTGTATGAAATATTTGTTAATGTATTTGAAAGAACGCCATCGTAAAACACATGAACTTCTTCTGGATTTAATTCTTTAAAGGAAACACCATCATTAATTCTATATAATTTTACTTTGCGATTAAAAAGTAGGTCGGTAGAACTTTCGTATTGTATTGTAATTTTATTATTGGGAATAACATAATAGTCAATCCCACCAATAGAGTTTTTAAATTTTCGCACATAAGCAACACCATATAGCTTACAAAACACATCTAATTCCCTAAAAAACAGCTTAAAAGACTGTTTTGGATTAGGTTGTTTTAGTTTTTGTATGATAGATTGTGCTAACGGACTTTTTACTTCCTTGTTATTATCATCTAACGCCCATATCTTTAAATTAGCAATAGCATTGGCACTTTCACCAATTACGGTACGAACAACATCACATTTTTCGTATGCTTGCTGTATTCCAATATCAGTATGGCAGTCTATAACATATTTATTTGAAAACTGGTTCAATAATATGCGCCAATCCTCATTATTGGTTATGTTTATGGCTGCTGATGCTTCGGTTAAACCCATAATTTTATATAAAATTGCAACAAATATAAAGATTTAACACTTTTATTTTTCATATTAAGATAATTATTTATACATTTGTACACGATGTTAAACATTATAATATGAAACAAAAAGAACTTGAAGAAAAAAGAAAGCGACTTGGTAATCTTTTGCGCTCTCAAAGGCAGTTATTAAAAATATCTAAAGTTGAAATGAGCAAAATGAGTGGATTAAGCCGTGTAACGATTGATAAGTTAGAAAACGGCTATAATGTGGCAATAGATAGCGTAATTATATTTAACGAAGTTATTGGAAAAGAGATTTATTTTTTAGAGTGCGGACAAATGCCTAATTTTATTTAAGATGAACTATCTAACAGAAAAAGAATATCAAGAACTTTGTTTATCCGATAAGTATTGGGTTGGTCGATGGGACTATTTTAGTAAAGTTATCGAGATTATAAAAGAATTAAACGTAAAAACAGTTCTTGAATTAGGAGCGTATAAACAAACGCTTGTGAAAGACTGTGATGTAATGGATAAAAACCCAAACTATCAAAATTTAACCTATCATTGGGATGCCACAAAAACACCTTTTCCAATAGAGGATAAAAAATATGACTTATTTATTGCGCTTCAGGTGTGGGAGCATCTTTACGAAAATAACAAAGAAGTAACCGGAGGAAGGCAAAAAGAAGCCTTTGCAGAAGTGATGCGAATATCAAGATATGCTATTCTCAGTTTTCCTTATAAATGGAATGTTCCAAACAACGTACACGATGCAATAGATGAAGCAGTAATTAACGAATGGACGCTTGGTGTAAAACCAATTAAAACATTTTTAGTAGGAAAGAGAATTATTTATTTATTTGATTTTGGCTATTGAACTAAGTAAAGCCAATTATCAACCACCACATATCGCAAAGCATCTATTCCGTGATTAAAAGCATCTATTGGTATATTTGTCCTTGTTCCGTCTATTCTCTTATTACAATAATTCTCAAATTCTTTTCTCGTTTCTTTACAGTCAACTACATGAAGATTAAACTTCTTGACTAAGGAAATTCCCAAGACTATCCCTATCTTGTGTGTCTTAATAAAATTATAGTTTCTCCCTAACTTCCACTTTGAAATATTTAACGCCTCAACAAATTCTTGGTCTTTATATTTATCGGAACTATCGCAGTGAATAAACATAGCTTCATCTTCTAAATTACCATAGGTTTCTTTGCGCTTTGTCTGATAGTCTAAAAGGATAGGGTCAACTATCGCAAATAGGTTATCGGTATTCTCGCACGGCTCGTAAGTAAGATACTGCACAAACAAGTCAAATCCACTTCTCCCAACTTTAACTAAAACGGATGGGTCGGATGTATAACCAAAGTCTAAACCAAATATTATCTCATCACAACTATCAGGAAACGATTCTATCCACGTTACATTTGGGAAAATAATATCGTCTTCAGGACAACGAACACCTTCACCATAAACAAGCCATTCTCTCCTATTCATTGTCTTTTCATTCTCTTTATTCGGACTTCTTAATTCTTCTGGGACTTTCCAAGTCCTTGTTTCGTAATCAAAATCCTTAAAATCCCACGGGCAGTAAGACAATATCCCAGACTTAACGGAATTAGAAATGTGCTTGTTATCCCAAAAAGTAGTCTTAGTAAATAGGTAATTAGGCATACCTTCTCTATCAAAGAGGAAGTGATATGTAAACTTAGGATTCCAGTCAAAGATAGCCAACTTCTCACACCTCATCAACATCTGATTGACTATCTGCTCATCGTGATTATCCAAAGCTTCATTGAAAAAGAATACATCACACATCCCAAGCTCCTCCCCATCATCCAAACCTATAAACTTCAATGTAGAACCAAAAAGATTATATTCGGGACTTTGGCTTGCGTTTCTCTCATATTTCGTGTCGTAATGACCTATTATCTTCATACACTTCACAAAATCCCCATCGTAGGTCTTCTCCCTACAACTCTTTAAAGTCTTTCTTACTACATAAATCAAAAGTGGATTCTTCTGAAAATATTCCAACCCACACATCCAAAATAAAAAATGAAAGGCATCAAATGTTTTTGAACTACGTGAACTACCCTCATTACATATAACTAACCTTTCCGAATCTTTCTTATATCGTAACTTCCCATCTACGCTCTCCAAAATATTATCCTGAACGTACTTAATCATTTTATAACATAATGCGTTCGGGTCAAATCTTAACATAACTTCATTTTTGAGTGAATAAAAATCCCGTCAAGGACTAAAAAGGGCTTTTGCTCTTTTCTGCGCAAAATGGCGGGGGTACTCCTTGCCATTAATTAACCGATTAACAATTAGTCAACATATTGCAATATTATAAATTTAGCCGGATTAGTGTATTAATTAAATAGCTTTGATTTAAGCGACTTTTATGCGTTTGCCTACAAATACACCACCTACATATAATTAATTGACTGATGCGCTCAAAATAGCCTTATATCGTGGCTTTCCTAAAATATGGGACTAAAAAAACATCATGCTATTTAACATAATAATAGTTATAGGAATAACTTTACATATTTACACTTTATTTGTGTTTTTGCTTTCATTTTGTAAAGTAAAATAGTTATTTTTTGCTATAAAATGCGGTTTGCTCATCGGCGAGTACTGACTATTTGTAAACTACTCCTGTTTTCCCTCTTTGCCATCAAA